AGCGATTAGTTTAGTTATTGCAGTAATACCAGAATGTTCAACCAACAAAGGTATTTGAGCCCTTTGTCTTGTGGATTTAATTATCACATTAGACTGGGTTATTATCATATTTATTTCTTCTTGCTTGAATGTTCTCAGATACTTTTGCATCTTCTCTACTTCAAAGAAGAACATGGTTAAAGCAAAGCCATCATCCTTTCTAATGTTTGTTACATGGGTATATACAGATGCGGCTAATGTGTCGCTAGCATTCGCAAGCGTTAATCTTCTTCCATCAATATCTAACATTGCGGCAACATCATTACTAATGTTAGCCACCTTAGATTTATGTGCATTTCTATATTTACCTTTTAGTGTTACAGCGTTTAATGCTTCAACAAACCCTTTTCTATCTACTGTTAAATTTACTTTCATATTTTACCCTCACGCAGTTCAGTTATACCGTTCCAAACTACATTAGGTGGTTTTCCTTCTCTTGTTGTCCAAATTGTTCCAACTAGATTACCGTTGGTTCTACTACCAATGAGTTTAGCGAGATATTTTATTTCTCCCTTATCTTCTCTGCTATAACATCTAATTTCTTGTTCTAATTTACCACCCCAATCCTGCCACGCAGGAATAAAACCAACAACAGTATTATCAATATACTGTTCTTTTTCGTGGGTGATATAAATCACATCACAATCTAATGAATAGACTGATTCCATCATAAATTGAAATGTCTTATTTCTTTCACCATACTGCCAAGGCATTACTTTAGTGACCTTTGTTGGGTCATTATTTACCTTGAGTAAACAAGAATTGAAATAAGTATCTACTCCGTCGAACACAAATACTGGATTTACTCCGTCTGCTATTTGTTGCCTAACCATGTTAATAAACATCAAAGAATCTTTCTCAGACTTATTAATATCTATAACATTTCTTTTGTCTCTAGTAATAGGACAATATATTTTAATTCTATCAGTTGCATCATGGTGTTCTTTCCAAGTAGACTCAACACCTCTATCCCAATCAAGAACATAGATGGGTCTATCAGGAAAATCAAGAGAAAGACCTGTCTTTCCTGTTTTAGGTTTTCCCCAAATACCTAACACTAGTCTTGACTGTTTATCTTTTCTTACTAGAAACTTCTTAGCATATTGCTTATTCCATTCCTCTTGTTCTTTACCAAAGTCAATTTCAGTAGCGGCATCAATAGCCTTATTACTTACAGCATTTCCTTTAATCTCAGTAGTCCAAGTCATACTTATCACCTAATTTTAATTCATAATTATCATTATATTTCCAATCTACTATATCTCTAAGGTTTTCTTCAGATACCTTAAGCCTAATTTCCTTACCGGATGTAGTATGAAGTTTAACCCAAAACTCTTCAGTTTCTTCATTTAGCCTCCAAGTAAGGAACTCTATTCTATCCACATGCAAAGCAAAACTGCTCCCATGTATTAATCCATTTTCTATTTTATACATTTTAATCACTTTTAATTGTGGGCCTTGCACCCACTCGTCAGTCTCTTTACTACTGATAAGTATTTTATTTTATCCCTCTCTACTAGAATCAGAACCAATCTAAATCTTCTTCAACTGCTTCATAGGGTTCTGCAACAACGCCACGATTCTCTATACATAGAACACCGCTAACATTCAATGTTACATCACCTACGCCGCCATCCTGAGATTTACCTTGCGAGGTTCGACCAACAAGGATAACAGTAGAACCAATACCATAATCAATATCAATATGGCTTGGAATCCAACAAGTCGTTCCTGCCCACGAACCACCTTCATAATCAAAATCAGAGTTAAGGTCTGTTACGGTAACTCTTCTTGTTCCATAAGAATTAGGGGTCATATTAACACTAGATACAGAACCGTCTGTAATAACAAACCGTTGTGCATATGGCTTCCCTGCAGAATCAGCATGATGACGAGCCAAATCTACTAAAGGCGTATAATGCGCCATAGCATGTTCCATTACATTAGTTTGCATTGATTCTATAGTAGGCTGCGGCCGCTTTTCTACATCGTCATCTGCTAAATCAGCATTATACACTAAACTTTCCATTGTTCCGGTCTTAAAACCATAAATCCTATCAGCATGATTGCTGTCAGGAATACAAGCAAAATGCACAGATTGGAAAGTCTGAGGATTGAAAGACTTACATGCTTCTCCTTTGTAAGAGAAATAATACACTCCTTCTGTTCCATCAACTTCACCAATAAACACACCAGACATTCTAAATTGTTCAGCAGGTAAAGGCTTACCATATCTAGGGTTTGGCCCTGACGAATACTGCGCCATACTATCTAAAGGAACAACCCACTTTCCTACTTCAACCTCATGGTTATTAATAGGTAGTTCTGTAATTGTCTTAACCTGTTCTTCTCCTTTGTGCATTCTTCGTATTTCATAGCCACCTTCACCAGATTCTTCTGCGATAGCAACCTTTCCAAGAGAATAAGATGTTACCGAATCTCTAAGGTATTCATTCTTAATTCTTTCATTTTGCATTGAGGCCATATCCCTAGCAGCATCAACAGATATAAAATACCCATATGCTTTCTTTACTAGTGAATTACCACTAGACCTTTCTTCCTGTGGGGTTTCTTTATAGGCGTATGCCCCACTAAACCATTGTCTAAATAGAGACAATGCTAGTTTCCAATCTTCATGTGGTTGAAGGTTGTTCTGCTCACATATCTCCATATACTTCGTCTCAACTTCTGAGACTTCCATTTCCAAAACCTGTGCGGCTTTGGCTACTTCCATATTTACTTTTTCTTCATTACTCATTTTTTCACTTCCATTTTTGTTTTCTTATTTTCCATTTTTTCATTCTCTTTCTAAATTCTTCCCATTTCATAGTTTTCACTCAAAGGTAAACCCAAATTCTTCTAGAGTTGTTTGTCTGCTATTTTCCATAGTCATTATTTCATTCATCTTTCATCACCATCTCCTTGTAATACATTTCTTTTTTCTCTATCTTTTAATTTATTAATATTCATTTGTGCTATATCGCCCAACGACAAATGTAAGTCAGAGGCTAAAGCGGCTAGATACCACAATACATCTCCTAATTCTTTTTCGATTGCCTTATAGGGTTCATCATCAAATATCTTGAAGTCGCCTCTAATTGCTTTCTTTATTCTCTCACAGACTTCGCCCACTTCACCTGCTAATCCTAATGCCGGATAAGTTATTGATTCTTCTCTGGGATATATTGCCGTTTTTCTAGCCTCTGTTTGATACATATGAAAGTTATTTTGTATATTCATTTTCATATCTCCTGCTTTCTAAACAATTATCACAATAATTCGGGTGGTCTTTACCATAGCATTCATGTGCAGAATTCCATTTTCCACAACAATCACAATCTTTTAATAATAATTTTCTTTTCTTTCCCATTAAATCCACCCAAATAATTTAGCCACTACTACGATGCTTAACAATACATTAACAAAACCAACAATAGTTCTTGTTAATGCTAGACTTCCTCCATGTTTATCTGACCATTTATCAATATCTTCGCCATTCATTCTTTCTTCCCCTTAACTGAATCCCAATGTTTCTGCTCATAGTATAACTCTATAACGCCTTCAACAGTTAGGCATAGACCTGCTAATGCCCAAAAGAAATCTGAGTCAATACTAGTATAACCCAATACATTACCCATTGGAATTATGGTTAATAATAATCCTGTTACTACTATCCATTCATAACGGAACAACGCTTTCTTTGCATCAAGCATATCCACCTTGCCGTCTTTGTTTGCATCTAACAAATTAAATACTTTTTTTAACATTATATCATCTGTCCTATCATCCATGAGGCTAATACCTTTGGTGTCATGCTATCGCTTCTCCATTCAGATTCACCTATTACTCTTAGATACTTAAATTTCCTTGCGATAGAAACATCTGCATTTTTGATTAATACATTATGTAAATTAACACATATTGTTTTCATATCTACCGATAGGTGTATATTATCATGTAGTTTTTTGAGGGCTAATTCGTGTTGTTCATGAAGAATGTGACCTAGTATTATTTCATAAGGTTCTTCCATTCTTATTATTTGCATTGATAATGGCGTGTTACTTGATACTGATGCTTGGAGTTCAGTAATGCCTCGTCTTAAATCACCATCAAGAGTGCCTATAAAATGCTTCTAACTGGGTCGCTTCTATGCTATCAATGCTTTCTAAATCAAGGATTCTTTCTAATGCGGTCATTATTTGGTCATTAGTCAGTCTAACAAAACCATAGTTTGCACACCTAGATTGTAAAGGATAGATTATTTTATGCCTATGATTGCAAGTAATAATAAACCTTACATTTGCACTATATCTTTCCATTAGTCTTTTTAATGCATTCTGTGCATCGGGAGTCATACCATCCATTTCATCAAGTAATATGATTTTATGAGGAACATCTCCTAATTTCATAGAGGAAGATATTTCTTTAATCGTGGTTCTAACTATTTCAAGTCGCCTATCATCCGATGCATTAATTTCAAAGAAGTTTGTTTCTTTATCATCACCCAATACAAAGTTTGCTATTACTCCTGCGGCAGCAGTTTTTCCAATACCTGCTTGCCCATACAATAATAGATTAGGCATGCCTTCTTTCCAATGCCTTGCATCTTCTACAAAACCATCTTGACCTATTATTTGACTTAATTCTTGTGGTCTATATTTTTCAGTCCATAGCATCTCTACATCTCCTACATCTAGTTTTTAGGTCAGCAATGCTTTTATTTATATCTACCTTAGCATTAAAATGTTCATCAGGCAAATACGAAAAGTCAGGCAGTTCTGGCAAAGGAGACTTATGATTCATTCCTCTACGCAACATTTCTTCTGCTAACTCATCATGTCTTTTTTGATATGATGAAAGTTCAATTTGAACTACTGGTTCTATTCTTTTTGTTACCTTATATTTCTTGTAAAAACTAGGAATGAACTTATGCAGTTCTCCATGTTCTCCCAACAAATGTTGGTCACACATCAATTTTGGGTCTATCATCCACATTCTCATTCTTATTCCTCTTTTCATATATTATTGTATGGCCTGAACCTTTCCCAGACTTTATTACATCATCTCTATATTTTAACCATGTTGTTATTGTATAGCCATGAAAACCATATATTTTTCTTAGTCTATTTCTACTATCCATTTGACCATGTGTTTCCCAAGAATATCTCAGGAAGTTTTGAAAGTCTGCAACAGTAAATGTTTTTTCCATTTTACTTAAAACATATTCTAACTGTTTATACTTTTGTGAGTTTGAGTTTTTTAACCAAGACATTTATTCACATCCAATTATCTAATGATAATGGTTTATCTTCGCTAACCGTTTGCTTAGGTTTTTGAGATACCTTTGCCCTTCTCTTTTGTATATGATTTAATTTATTTCTCATATGCTTTACAAAATCCGGGTCTTGTTTGAGTTGCTCCAATATATATTTTTCATGTCTTTTCAGTCCTAACTTAGAACATATTTTAGCATCTTCATCATAACCTCTTCTTTGAGGAATAGTCACTCCCCTAGTAATTATACCATTATGTGAATATGCTAACAATTCATAAAAATAGTACTTGTGACCATTTTCTTTTAACTTTAGCATCTAAATATGCTAATTTATTAGGGTGAATGTTTGCGACCAACCAAGAAAGCATTTGAACATCTGGTGGTTTATTTAGTTTTAATTTAATTGCAACATCTTCCCTATCTTTATTTTTCAAGAAGTCATGAGTCATCTCAAATACATTCTTGAAATAATCTTCCGGTTGTTCTGAATTAGGAGCAACTGTTTTAATTTGCTCTAGTAATTTAGATTTACCTGCCCTCTTCAATTTACACAAAGAGTATATTTTCTTGGGAACATCTTTCTGATTAGCAGAAGTCAAAACAATTTTACCACGATACTTAAGTATAGTATCAACAATCAATTCTGTTTTGGGTTTATAGTTTGCCTCAAGTATTATTATTCCCCTATCTAAAGGAATACTAAAATTATCTGTTATATCATATTCGTTAGCATATTTAATAATAGGGTCATCAATATAAGATAATGCTTGTTTCTTTTTGTTTGTTCCTTCTTTACCTACTATAATTATTGCTCTATTTATAGATTGACTTATCATTTAAATCATACCTCTTCTTTTCATATCCATTTAAAGGGATTGCCATCATAATATCCTTATATGTAGATTCACACATAGGGCATTCTACCGATAAGAAAAATATCTTTGATTCCATTTCAATGCTTATACATGCTTGAAATACAATGTGCATATATCCACATTCTTTACACCCTGCTTCTAGGGTTTTATGAGTGTGATTTTCTAATATGATTATATCTTCTTCATCAGGAGCAATCATCAAATGACACCCTTTAATTTCATTATTCTATCTAATCCTTCTAATGTGTGGTGTTGCCCATCATCAACTATAGATACAATTTCTTTAAAATCTCCCCAACAATTCTTTGCATCAGGAAGATTATCTGGAACAAACTCTGATAACTTCCAAAGAGGAACTATTCCACCAATTGTTAGGATAGGTCTTGGTCGGCTCTTATGTTCCTGTGCTTTATACTTAGCATCTATTCCTTTTTGGTTTAAAGTTCTAGATACTGCTAATAAGAATTCTTCGCTTCCTCTTAAATTAACTCTTAGTCTTACTCTATAACCTATGTTTGTGTTGTCTGCCCTTGATATATGTATCTCTGGCTTTGCTATAGAAATCAAAATGCCTACTAATTGGTCATCATTATACATTGCTTACTACTTCCTTTACTTCTAATAACTCATGCTTAACTCTTAATTCATCTAACCCTTTAGAAATCCAATCGGCCATATTTGTTTCCTTGATGTCTTTAATAAAGATAAATTTTATTAACCATCCTCGCTTACAATCAAAGGCTTTGGCTGTTTCTTCATCTATTTCTCTTGCGTCAATAAAATACTTATCATTGTAAACATCTTCAATACCGCTTTTCAAAATAATTAAATCTCTATGGCCGGGTTCTGCATAAAACATAAATGTAATTATATCAGCACCACCATACTTAGAGATTATATCTGTTATATTAACTTCATACATCTTCTATCTCAACTCCCTTTGTTTGTTCCATGCTTAGGTATTCCTTATAATCCTTTGCATATTCCCTGTTTTCAGGCCAATAACCTAATTGATTACCTAAATCAGTTTTAGGAGGCCAATGGGAAGCAACTATTCTACTATCCCCTCTTTGTTTAGCATTTCTTTCTGCTTCATAAGCAGCGTTTGATACTAATGTTTCTAACCATTCGGCAACAAAATAAGCCAAATCATGTGAAAGAGGTAATTCAACCTCTTCCTTTATTATCTTCATAAAGTGGAATCTCGTCATTCGCTTTCTATTGACTGGTAATGGTTTTGGAACAATAAGTTCGTTTTTCTCGTTCACAAAAGGGACTAATCTGACATCCATTTTCTTGAACCTACCACGCTTTTCATCCCCGACCCTCTTCAAAAAAGCCGTGTTACCCTCAATTTTAACACAGGTATATGGTATATGCTCAAGAAGGGTCATTGACCCTGCGATAATCACTTTACATCGACTCCTTCAAGGTATCTAATGTGTCTACTTCTGAAGGGTATTTGTCTCGCCTAATCCTAATACATCTAGGAAATCGAAGTCCTATGTTATTATCCGAATCATTCGTCACTAAATCACAAGTTACTTCTAAAACAATTCTAGGTAGGAAAACAAAAGTTTCCCCTGAATAGGAATCAACATTCTTTCTTAACTCAGTAGTGAGCCATTCTAAATCATAATCAGAAAACCCAGTTCCTACCTTGCCAACAGATACATAGTCAGAACCATTCTTTACAGATATACCATATGTTCCAAACACATGACTTCTTTTACCATCACCATACGCAGCGGAAGTAATTACAACATCATAATTAAATCTTGGAGGTTTATGTTTTAACCATCCCTTACTTCTCTTTCCAGATTGATAAGTCATGTTTCCATCCTTAATCATTATACCTTCAAATCCTAAACTGATTGCGGTATGATATGCTCCTTCTTGAGTTGTTTCATTATCAAATACATAAGTTTGGTATTCTTTAGGAATTACTTTTTGTAATATATCCATCCTGTCTTTCTGTTTCTCTTCTAACAATGTTTTGCCGTCTAACGACAATACATCAAATACTGCTAACTTAACAGGACATTGTTGAACTGCCTCTTGTTTATCCTTTTTGTGAACTCTCTTTGCTAACAGTTTATGTTCAGCAGGAGTTCCATCTAAATTAACAGGATATATTTCTGTGTCCATAATTATATTAGTTGGTTCAAACTCTCTAACTATATCAGCAATATCAGGGTATTGGTTTGTTACAATATTACCTTTTCTATTAAAGATAATAATAGATACAGCATTAGCAACCCATGATTTATGTATTTGATATCTATTACCGTCATACTTAATATCAATTATAGGATTTCTGATAATATCTCTTGGTTTCTTTGCTTTTGCTAACATAGGTTTAACAAACTGTCCATGCACTAATTTACATTCGGGTATTTCTCCTGCGTCTAACGCAACACATATTTCACCTGCCGTGTTAAACTTGGCGTATTTTTCTACTTCTCTAATTCCTTTACCGTAATACTTAGCCATTGCTTTCAATGGTATTTTGTTGTTTACACCATTTCTAGGTGTCCTTAACCAATAACGAATAAACCATTTCTTTTCTCTTGCACTCATTTGATTTAAATGCTCATTAAATATCGTATATGATTGATGTTTAATCGAGGAACAATCGTTCTCTAAAAGACTAGCCATTGTTACTAAGGATATATTTGAATCTGTTTCATTACCTTCATCAAGTTGGTATACTGCCTCTCCTATATCTCCCCATGTATATACTGCATCTTCTACTTCTGATTCAAATAATCCCATTGCTTCTGCAATCCATTTTATTGCTCTTTTATTTCCTATATTATTTGGCATATATTCCATAGATAATATATGAATTAAATGAGTTTTGTTATCAACGGCTGACATTGACCCTACAATAGTATTAACCTTATTTGTTGGTGTTTGGTTTTCTAACACCTCACACATTCTTGCTAATTTTTCTAAAGTCATTAATATGGCCTCCTTATTGTTTTCCAAATTCCATAAATAAATATCATTATTAACACACCTTCCAATTTAATCATCCTCTTTAATCCCATGTTCAACCATGAGATAAAAATATCCTTGCATTACATGAACCTTGTTCATTCTTCTGCTACTACCCAAATGCTTCTCTTTTTCAAACGCAAGAAGCGCGTGTTCTACTAATCTATCTGCAAACCAATTACTTGTTTTTGCTAATAAATCATATACTTCGGGCGACACATGAGTTCCATCATCAAGGCCTTCTTTAACCCTTTTCTTCATCGAGTTTACTGTTTCCATTTTCATCACCTATACTTTTTATTATTGCTTTAACGAGGGTCTTTGCTTCATCAAAATTAACCCTCAGTCCTTTTCTTGTTGGATTACCATTGTTATACCAACGCATATCAACTACATTTATATTCCAGTAATTGAATGTGCGTATTACTAATTCATCATTAGCATTTCTAGGAATCCTTGCTATTATCTTTTCATCTTTCACTTTCAAATCCTCCTTTAAAAACTTCTAATTCTTGATGTGTATGAAAGTAGCGGGGTGCAGCAAATTCATCTAACCTATTGGCTATCCATACTGCTCCACCTAAACTACTTACCTGCACAATTTCAAATTGTCCTAATTCTGTTTCTATTACATCAATGGTTTCAACACTAGGAACTAAACCAAAAAGTCTAGTTAATTCTTGTGAAACCGATGACATGTTATTTGCTACATATTTAATTATGTGCGTTCTTTGGATTGGAATTTTTGCATCAACAGTTAAATGTATTTTGCCGTTAAATTCACAGGCTCTACAACCATTACCTTTTCTTCCTTCCTCAAACCTACAAATAGGACAAGGTATTTCGGCAGGTAAGGGAGCAGGAAATTTAACTGTTATTGCGTTCATTCTCTTCCATCCCAAATTCTATATTCTATTTCATACATTACAGTAACATCAAAAGGAAATGATGCAAACTGCAAAGTTGCATTACCAAAATTGGGTGCTAAACCTTCTTTCCAAACATAACCATCTTGCATAAGATGTCCTTGCATGTTGAAGGTATAGTTATGAAATATAACTGAATTGTTTACTATTTCAAAACTCAAGTGAACTGCACTATAATTAAATCGTGCCAATTCAATTAACCCATATGTTTTATTAACATCAAGCCAAATTNCTGGAGCATGTAATAGGGTTTCATTAGTGCTATTGTTAGCAAACACTAGTGTAAATTCACCAGTCATTATATCCCAGTCCTTTGCTATTGCTTCTTCTTCATTATATACATCATCAGGGCTTGGAATTGCATCCGCACAACCCGCCATAAAACTGCATACTACCATTAACGCTATCATCTTCTTATTCATTTTACTCACCTATGCTTTTTCTCCACTTATTCATGTTTTCGTTTAGTTCTTCCACGCTTTCTTCAAGTTTGTGTTTTTGAATGAAAAGCCCTAACCGAAAAAGATACTCAATTGTTTCATCTAAGGTCATACCATCTGCTTCTCCCCATTCCTTAATGTCTCTCATCATTTTCTTTACTTATTTCAATTTTCATTCTTCTTCATCTCCAATCCATGTATATTGAGTATACTCTTGATAGTCTTCGCCTAAAGGCCCAATACCAAATTTAATGGTCATTCTTTCACTATCACCCAATACAGTTGCTTTCTTCATATGATTTTCTATATAATCCTACTGTTCTTAAATCAGTTCCGCTAAAGTATGCTTGTCCGAATGGGTGTGTATGAATCCACTCAATTAGTGGGAAAGACATTTTATGTGCCTTATCATATAACTCATCATCTTGATGTTCAAATGATACAAAGCCCGGACTGCCTACGGATATAAAAGGGTTTCCGTTTTTATCAATCAATACCTGCACTTCTCTTGGAATATCAAAAGCATTCATTGAAATAAACCAAATAGATTCATAAAAGGTTTCCCTAGTATATTCCCCCTGTCCATTTGCTTTACCTGATAAATAATCAGTCCACGCGTGTTGTATATATTCTTTCCATTTGGGGAGTTTAATCAAATCGCCTACTACTTCTTCTATATTCTCTTTCAATAAAACCACCCATACGCTACTGCTACTCCTGCAATTAATAATAATATAATTAATCCTTGAGTCCATTTAGGCTCAAAATTATCTATTTCTGCAGAAAGAGGAACATCCTCTACAATATCCTCTATTACTATCTCATCGTTGTTATTTTGTTTAGGCCAATTATTACCTGTATAGGAACGATACTTGCTCCTTAATGATGGAACTGTTCTATTCTCCCATCCTGTTGCTATCATTGCATTCGATGTTTCTTCTAATGACTTTCCTGCTTTTGCAAATTCAATCATTCCATCTATTTGTTCTTGTGTCCATTTACTTTTACTCATTTAACTCAACCTCTTTAATTCTTCTTCTAATTTATATCTTCGTCGCGCAACCTTACGCTTTTTTCTACTGCGCCACCATAGCACTAGATACCCCCAAAAAGTCATTGGGAGTTCATAATTCGTTGGTTCAGCAATAGTCTCATCCTCTACTTCTCTAGCATCTACATGAGAACCCATTACAGTATTAAAGTATTCTTTATTGGTTTTAAGTCTACATAATCTGCTTTTGCACGCGCTGTTTGTTCTGCCTAGTGTTTTAGCAATAGCCATCTGTTCATCTAAATTTGATGTATAATTCTTCAAGAGAAAATTGTCGTCTGCCGGAGTCCATCCCCTTCTTGAATTAACAGCATTCTCTCTAATAGACTTAGGAAATCTTACTGTGTCTTTATTTATAACAATGCTCGCCTTTGACGCCATTCCTGTTTCTTCTTTCTTTCGATTTTTTGTTATTAACTTTGATTTAATCCCTCGACTTTTTCCTTCTTTTTCGAAAGTTAATGCCCATATTCTTGATTCAAGAGCACCTACTGACCTGTTCTTAAAGTTCTTGGTTCTTTCGAAGTGGTCATTAAACAATACTGCTATTATCCTCAATGGTATTCTATTACCATCGTCTTGTTCCTCTTCATATAATCCCATTAAATATTCTTCTTCTTCTTTTGTCCATCTTTTCGCCATATATATTCCTCATAAATTTACTATAATTTTATCTTTTACTTTTTCCCCATTAAACCATCTTTGAATCCATTGTGCTCCAATGCCAGCAATCGCTACATGGGTAAAATGTAAATCCTTTGCATCCAATGTTTTACCAAATGATTCTCCCTGACAACTAAAAGAGCCTTCTGGCCCTGCTAGAAATGTATCGCAGTATTTCGGGTCGGTTAGATAACTAATTATCGCACCATTTCTACCCTGCGCTCTTAAGTCTAACCATTTCACCTTACAGTCTGACTGAAATCCTTGTCTATAAACTAGTCGCCTAACATCTAAATTATCAGCACAACAAATAACCAAATCATATTTCTTATTCAATTGTTGTTCTGTTAATATAGGGAAAGGTATTCTAGTTGCTTTCATTAGATTTAATCTACTAACCTTCTTTTTATCGGTAGCCACAAGAAAATCTGGTAATTCATAATTTTGATACAATAGATTTTTCTTTTCTAAATCATCTGGGTCTGCAACAGTTAAGTCATATAGTCCTGTCTTGTCTAAGACGGGTGCTAAATAACTACCTATTCCGCCTACACCTATTATTAATATTTTTCTTTCATTCATATCTTACACCTGCTATAAATTGCTCAACCGTTAATCTAGCCAAACTATTTTTTAGTTAGCCCTAACATTGCTAATAACTCCTTATTTCTATTTCTAAGTGAAACAGAGGTGCAATTGCATGCATTCCCTATTTCCTGTTGTGTAAATTCAGTCATATTACCATACGACCTTAAACACACAGTAATCCATAAAGAAGAGGCCATATAACTTTTGGTAAATGTTATATTATTATTTGTTACATAGTTATGTATATAATTAACTACACTAGTTGCATCTCTTTTAAATGCTTGTTTTAAAGCAATATCATTATATTTATCCATTATCATGTCATAAGTTACTTTATCAACCCACGGCCCAATAGGCATTGAATGTAGTATGAATGGTATCTTTAAACTTCTTGCTATTTTCTTTGCACACTTAGAAACCTTTGCTGGATGCACATTGTTTTTCTTTGCTAATTCAGCAATTGTTATTGGTATTCCGTTTTCTCTAAGAACAATAAGCGATATTGCACACGCTCTAATATCAATTGGAAACCCAGACATTACTCTATCAAAAAATAGTTTCTTGTAATAATAATGTGCTCTTTCTTTTAATGATGAGTTAGGTAAATGAGAAGATAAAACCATATTTATTTCCAAATAACCCCTAGATAAAGACTGTTCTTGTCTACCTCTAAACCTTTGTTGTGTTCTAAACAACCTTTTTATGTAAGAAGATGTGTTTCCACTACCTGTGTTAAATTTAGAACCTAACTGTCCTCTATCTGGATTTCTAGAAATATATTTATTACCCTGTAAAAAATCAGAATTGTTATCAAAAAAATCTCGAACAGATAATGTGTCTTCTAATATGTTAGAAACCATTACATATCCGCAATCGCTACAGATAGTTTCTCCTACTTTATCATCAAAGTAATTACTTTCACTATTACAGTTTTCACATTTCATTTTTCTTCCTCCAACCAAAACAACATTTACATCGTATTTCTTTTGATTTTATATCACAATTACAATACCAATCTGAAAAGGGGTCATTCATTCAATCACCTGCCAATCATCTTCTTTTCCAGTAAACCCATGAAAATCAAACCTTGATTCTGCATTTTCATCTTCTCTAAGTCCCTCTGGGAGATACCTTGAGATAGTGTTTACTAATTTCATTGTTATTGTGTCATTTAATAATGCTAATCCTCTTGCTGCATACTGGTCGCCTACACTAGAATTAGTGTGTATGTTATCAATACATATTGGGCCTCTTAATTGACCATAAATAAATTTCGCTCCGCCTGAACGACGATAGCCATTACTATCCTTTGATTCCTCAATATACTTATTGTCTATATATACATATGTCTTAACTTTTTGAATATTAGTTTTATATGTAGAATCAATAATAACCCAATCTGCTTTCTTTCCTCTAATTAACATCATAGTATAGTTATCTCTTTCTAATATTCTGATTCTATCAGGGTATCTTTTGGTTAAAGATTCCATTAATTCTCTAGCCCTATTTTCAACAATATCTTGAGTTCTATTTTGTGATAAAAACTCAACCATTAGTTTGTGTTGAGAAGAGGATGGTGGTTTACCCATTAGAGTAGTCCACAGTTTCTTAGGCGACATATACGCCCATTTCTTTGCCCTACTGTTTCCATAATGGAAATAGTTTACAAAAGTATCTAAGTCTTTAATAGATATTGGCGACCAAAAACCATCGGATATTTCTAGCGCGGCTAGGTCATTATCTATCATTTTAGTATTCAACCGAACTTCCATTTTTTCTCTTGTTTCTATATCAAAGAACCAATATGGAGTCCTGTTTTCTAATGCATAGGTTACATTTTCTGGTAAGTGAATCATCCTGAATAAATACACCATTAAGGTTTCAGCATTTTCTTCAAAACAGGAACGATAGAAAGCACGACTTAAAGCAATCATTAGATTTTTCTTAGTCATTCTTTGTTCCATCAATTTATAGTATGGTTTTTTCTTCTCAACCATAAATGTTGCGTTATTATTATTGGGCAATACAAAGGCTACCCTGAAATTATCAGGGGCTTTATGATAATTAGACCTACTTCCCCACTTAAGTAAACTAACTAAGGAGTTTTTAATTCCCAAAATAAGTGGCTCTCCTTTAATTGAGCCTCTTACCAATGAAGCATGAACATCTAATTCATCGCTTCTGGTGTTAATAGGATAAGTTGAATAGATATTTATTTTTGTAGTGTGGCTTTTTCTACTATCATCAGCAGTATTTATTATTAAATTAACCTCTGTTAAATATCCATATGTTTCAAACATTATTCTTCCTCCGAATTACCCCAAAGAACCTTTCCATAATCGGGACGCCATTCTCTAGTTTCTGTAAAGAAAGCAATATCTAATTGAGAAATATACTCAAGGTTGCAACCCTGCGTAAATACATGAACTAATATAGCATCTCTAGGCAATCTTCTAAAGTCGGCCCAAGACATTTTTTCACCATTTATTTCTGGTTGCATGAGTGGCCCTTCTTTAGTTGGGTGCTTAGAGAATTTATTATTCTCTCTCATATAATTTCTATACACTTTAATCAAAGTAGACTTATTCAATTTTTCATACACTTCTTCTATATTCATTTAAAATTCACCTTCACAAATTCTACTTTTTTATGATACCTTGTTTGAAAGAAGCGTGGGTCAGTCAATGAAATTAATTCCATCTCCAGCCTCTTTCTACGAGGGTTAAATTTATAGTGCCAATAGATATGATAACCATTCCATTTAGTTCCCTGAGTTTTCTTCATGGTTGCTTGCTTTTCTATTTTTAGACAAGCATCTAA